CGGCTACAACGCAATGTCAGCTGGCCCTGTAACAATCAATAATGGTGTTGCTGTAACAATCGGTACTGGAGAAAACTGGACAATCGTATAAATTATGCCTATAACATTAAACGGGTCTGGCACAGTATCCGGTATATCTGCTGGTGGTTTACCAGACGGAATAATACAAAGTGCTGATTTAGCAACAGGAGTTGGAGGTAAACTTCTTCAAGTTGTAACTACGAATATAACGTCAACTAGTTCTGTTGCATTTGGTTCATACAGTTTAGCTGCTTCAACTCCAGTAACAGCAACGATTACTTCAACAGCAGCTAATTCTAAATTTATTGTTTCATGTTGCACTAACGGAGAATCTAGTCTTGAAGATCACGAAACTCACTTTGTCTTAAGAAGAATTATAGGGGGAAGTGGTACTTCAATACATGTTGGAGATGCCGATGGAGTTAGACCAGCAGTCTCAGCAATAAAGAGTTTAGGTTATTACTCAAATGACCAAGATTCTACTCCATCAGGAACTCATGTAGGCCCTTATCTAGATTCTCCAAGTCAGGCTGCTGGAACAGCTATTACTTATGGAATGTTTGCAATGGGTAGAGGTGCAGCTGGAACTTTCTATTACGGTAGAACAGTAAGTACTTCTAACGCAGGGCCTTATGAAAGATTACCAAACAATATGTTAATAATGGAGATAGCAGCATGAGTCAATTAAAACTAACCGCAGACAGCGGTGGAGGTACAGTTGCTATCAAAGGCCCAGCCAGTACAACTGGTAATGCAGCTATTGAGCTGACTGTACCCGGAACTGGCAGTGGTACATTAGCAGTTGGAGATACAGGTAAGATACTTCAAGTTTTACAAGATACAAAAACAGATACAGCAACAACAAGCTCCACAAGTTTTTCAGCAATATCAGGTTTAAGTCAAGCAATAACTACAACTGGTTCAAATAAAGTATTAGTTAGAGTTTATCTTCATTTTGGACTTGTTGGTGGTAATCCTGTTCATTTTAAACTTGTACGAACAACAAGTGGGTCTGATACTGATGTATTGCTTGGTGATGCGGCTGGCAATAGAACACGAGCAACGATGGGTGGCCTTTCAGCATCCGATACTTGGAATGTAAATCACGAATCTATAGAGTTTTTAGAAAGTCCCGGTGCTGGTACTCATACGTATTCTATTCACTGGAAAATAATATCTGGATATAACGCTGCGTATCTTAATAAGTCTGCTCGTGATGATAACCAAAACTACGCTTCTAGAACACCAAGCGTAATTACAGTAATGGAGGTGGCAGCATAATGGCAACTTTAAACACAACAAATTTAAAACATGCTTCCTCTGGTTCTAACAATATTGTTTTAGCTAGTGATGGTAGCGTTACAATTCCAACACTTACTGCAACTAGCTTAACAACTAGCAGTAGTTTTGGAAAACTTCGTCAATATAAAATCTTAAGTAAAACCAATCATTCAAGTATTACAGGTACAACTCCAACACTTATTCCAGATTTTTCTATAACTATTACTCCAACTGCTAGTGATAGCATTATGGTTGTAAAGGCCAATATGATGTGCAGTATCAATACTCATGTAATTCTGTTTAGAATATATAATGGTACAACTCAGGTAATACAACCAGCAACATTTGATAGTCACGATGACGGAACTGGTGCATGGTATGGTAGTGGTGATAGAATGACTAATCAACATATTACAACCTTTGAAACTTCTGGTAATACTAATGCTAGAACCTATAATGTTTATTGGAATGTTACTGGTGGAACTGGTTGGATGAACAGGTATCAAGGAAGTAATACATATAACTCTACGTCAACTCTAGAAGTGATGGAGGTAGCACCATAATGGCACTAACACAAATAACAGGTGGAGACGGAATCAAAGATGGTTCTATCAAAGAAGCCGATCTTAATATAGACAATACTCCTACGAATGATTATGTACTGACTGCTAAGTCCAGTGCAGCTGGCGGCCTTACATGGGCTGAAGCTGCTGCTGGTGCTAGCGGCGGTGGGTCGGACAAGATCTTTTGGGAGAATGGCACTACAGTAACAACTAGCTATACGATCACTAATAATCATAATGCTGGTAGTTTTGGGCCAATCACAGTAAACTCAGGAGCTACAATAACTGTAGGTTCTGGCGAGACATGGACAATAATATAAATGCCTATAGTATTAAACGGAACAACTGGTGATATATCAGGTTCAAGCCTAACAGGTATAGATACGGGTAAAATTCTTCAAGTGGTACAAACAGAAAAAACAGATACATGGAGTACAACCTCAAATTTTGCTTTTAGTGATGTAACTGGATTAGCTGTTACGATTACACCTTCATCATCATCAAATAAAGTTTTAGTTTTAGTAGATGTCGTAGCATCAAGTAATCTCTGGACAAGTTATATAAAACTTTTAAGAGGTTCTACTGAAATTGCAAATGCTGCAACTGGGATGCAATCTAATCAAGTTTGTCATTTTAGCTCTATTGTAACTAACGGCACTGATTCAAACACTAATGGTTTTGTACATCTACATAGTAGACAATTTTTAGATACTCCAAATACAACTTCTGCAACCACTTACAAAATACAAAGTGCTGCAAGAAATGGTGGTTACGCTGCATACATAAATAGGTCTGTACCAGATAGAAACCAAGATGGTGAATACGATAATAGGTGGGTTTCAAGAATTACAGCAATGGAGGTATCAGCATGACCGTAAAATTAGTCGGATCTACCTCTGGGTCAGTATCCTTACAGGCTCCAGCATCAACAACAGGTGGTGCACATAGAGTCTTAACCTTGCCAGATGCAGACGCTACATTAGCTACAACATCAGATAGTTTTGGTAAAGTTCTTCAAGTTGTATCGACAACTAAAACTGACCAGTTTACTACCACATCAACATCTGCTGTAGACATAACTGGTCTTTCTGTTTCTATAACTCCTTCTTCTTCTTCTAATAAAATACTTGTTTCTTTTAATTGTTCAGCAGCTATGGAAGATAATGGTTGGAGAGGAGGTGTGATTTTAGTAAGAGATTCTACTAAAATATTTGTAGGTGACGCAGGTGGCAATAGAACTCAAGTTTCAAGATATATTCAACAGATTAGTAATAGTCAAGAATTATTTAGTTTATCAGGCCAGCATTTAGATACACCCTCAACCACAAGTGCAATTACATATAAAATGCAAGCAATTTCACTTGATTCTGGAAGGCAATTTGCTTTAAATTTTGGACGTGATGACGCAACTAATAATGTAAGCACTAGAGCTAGAACTGCAAGTTCAATTACAGTAATGGAGATAGCAGCTTAACAAACAAATAATTATTTTTTTAACAACAATGGCATTAGATCACGAAGCAATCTACTCTGCATATGCAGGCACAGTAGTATCAATAGACGACTCCGCTGGAGCGTTTGACAAAGACGGTAACTCAGTAACACTTGATGCTGTCAAAGTAGCAGCAGCTCGTAAGTCACTAGACGATGCAGCCGCAGCAATTAAATATAAATCTGACAGAGCAGCAGCTTACGCCTCCATAGGCGATCAACTAGACATGCAGTATTGGGACGCAGTAAACGGAACTACTACATGGAAAGATCACGTTGCAAAGGTAAAGGCAGATCACCCAAAACCATAGGAGGGTAAACAATGTCTCGAATAATCGTAGACTCAATACGTAACTCGTCAGCTAGTTCTGACGGGATTACGCTTAGTTCAGATGGTAAGGTAGCGTTTCCTAATACAAGTACAGGTAAAATTCTGCAAGTAAAACAAGCAACTCAAACTGGTCGTGTAAGTGCGTCTGTTACCAGCACTGTTTTTCAGGATATTTCAGGGCTGTCAGTAAGTATTACTCCTACAGCAACCTCTAGTAAGATATTAATTTCTTTTCACCTACATGTTGCTACTACAGTAGGTAACTACTTAGTAATGTCACGAATTATGAGAGATAGTACAGCTATAGGTATAGGTGACCAAGTAGGTTCTAACAGACCTAGAGCTTCAAATATCACGTGGAGTAATAATGAAAGTTACCAAACTACAGCAATAGACAATGCTTTTTTAGATAGTCCTAATACTACGAGTGCTACAACATATAAAATTCAATGGACAGATAGTTACGGGCAAACCCTATATCTTAATAGAGGTATAACTGATTCAGATTCAATTTACTATCCTTGCACTTCATCACATATAACAGTAATGGAGGTAGCAGCATAGAACTGCCTACCATCAAACTGCCAGATGCAGTACAGTTGCAAACCCCCTCTTTACCTCTCCCTACAGCAGATGTTCCCTCATATCAACCTTTGGTCGTACCTCCGAG